AGCATGAGCATGGCAGGCGAGATAGAGAATTCAGAACACGCCATAAAAGAAATACAGGCTGAGCTGCAGTCTCTTGTTGACAAAATAGAAACACTGCAGTTTCGTTTAGGTGCGGAACAGCACCGCTTGGAACAACTCAAGAAAGTTACGAAAGGATAAGACCATGAAACTAACAAAAGAAGATTACCTAAAACTTGCTGAGATAAACCTTGACGATATGACAAGGGCTGGTGAATTAGAAGATTACCTTGCTTTTCTGTTCGAGGCAATCGCAGACCTAGACAAGTCTGGCGTCTGGGAGCAAGGGTTCAAGGAAGATCTGCAAACATACTATGAGATGGAAGGATAAGACCATGAACAGCCAACACGATAAGATCCTAAAGCATCTGCGCAAGGCAGGAAGCATCACGGTTCGGGAAGCTTTGATTGAATACAGCATCAGCAGTTTGACCAAACGCATACAAGAATTGCGGGAACGTGGCCACGATATTGTGTCAGAGTGGAAAAGCCACCCAGTGACAGGCCAAAGGTATACTCGATACAAGCTGCACAGCAGCGATGCGACAGCCAAGCTTGGTGGTGGTGTTAGTGCTTAAGTATATCGAAAGAGTAGGCATTGCCCTGTCGGTTCTGTTAAACGTTCTGACAGGGGGTGCCAGCAACCAAACATTCAGTGCCCGCAATTGGGCTTGGAAGAAACGCAAGCTACCCAACATGGTGTTTGTCATAGACCTAGTGCTTGGCAAAGATCACTGCTTACAGTGTTGGGTTTACTGGCAGGTAAGAAAGGACAAGTGGTGAGTGACAAACACAATAAGGGGTGGTGCTACACAGAGGATGCCATCAGAGCCACGGAGAAGGCCATAGACAGCGCCTTGTGGGATGGCTTGGATACCACCTACCTAGAGAGGGAACTGGCTGGTCTACGGCTGGCTCTGAGCCTCGGACAACAATACCAAACGGAGTGGTAAGATGATCTTGACACATTCTGACAAAATATCTTGGATTGAAACAGTATGGGATGCTTTACAGTCACACCGTGAGAACTGTATACCAGAGGGTGTGGACAATCATGATGCTGAGTGGGATGAAATCTGCACAGCCATGGCATGGATACAAGAGGAGCTAGTAGGATGATACGTGTTCTAATCTATGACAAAGACGATAAGCTTTTGTGTTGGTATTCAACACCAAACAGGAAAGAGGCAGAAGCTTTTTGTGGTGGTCTGCCTGACAGATTAACTTGGAGTATGGAATATGTCGTATAAGAATAAGCCTCTGCACTCTTATCATTACAAGATCATTCATGATGTTGATGATGCTGACTGGATGCTTGACGATGAGCTAGAAGACCAGCTAGAAGAAGACAAAGAGTTGGTGTTGGATATGCTAAAGCTGCCTGCTGGTAGCGTAAAGCCTAAAGAAGAATACTAATATCACCCTTGCCAAGGGCAAGCCCTAGGATACACTGATTCGCAGATCTGTCAAGCAGTATTTTGCTGCGTAAGGAGAAAAATGATGACGGAATACATGACAGAAATCACCAAGGATAACCGCCTTGTCACTGTGTATGGTGAGCTGTGGGATGATGGGGTTGGCTATTGGGATTCGTGGGGTGATACAGGTCAGACCTTTGAGGTCCAACATGAGCCTGAGTTTTCTATCACTGAGGCTTACGATGCGGAGACTGGTGCCAGCATACCACTAACAGAGTTGACACCTTCCGAAGTATACTGCATCATAGAAATCTTCACATCTGACTATTGGGATCATATCTTTCATGTCTAATTGGAAAAGCCACATCGCCTGCCCGTATGAAGACTGCGGATCGTCTGATGCTTTCAGCTACAATACCGAGAGCATGGCTGGTCGTTGTCATAGTTGCGAACGCATTTACCCTCGGGATCGTGCACGCAAATTCGATTGGGCAGAGACTGAATACCCCACCCAACAGAGGGACGATTGGGAAATGACAAACAACACAACACCACAGCTAAGGGCTGTCCAGCAAGAGAAACTAGATGGTGTCTTCATGACCTATCGGGATATCTCAGAGGCAACCATGCGGTTCTTTAACTGCAAGACATACCTTGATGCCTCGGGTATCCCTGTCAAGCAGGACTACGTGTATCCTTCGGGTGGCATCAAGACCAGGTTCTTCCCCAAGCAATTCCGTGCGATGAACCTGCAGTCTGATGAGCTGTTCGGTATGAACCTGTGGAATGCAGGCTCGGGTAAGATCGTCACCATCACAGAGGGTGAGCTTGATGCTATGTCTGCATACCAGATGTGCAACAGCCAGAAATATCCCTCGGCCTTTGTCAGCCTGCCATCGGCCACCCCATCGAAGCGCCTCTGGACAAACGTCACGGAATGGCTGCGGTCTTTTGACAAGATCATTCTGTCAATCGAACATGACGATCAGGGTAATGCTGTTGCCCAACGGATTGCCAACCTGTTTCCGAACAAGGTCTACCGTGTGCAGCATGACAAATACAAAGACGCCAATGAATTCCTGACCGAGGGTGCCAAGTCCGAGTATTACAATGCGTGGATGAATGCCCGTAAGTATACACCTGACAACATCATCAACACCTCTGACCAATTCATGAAGCTGTATGATCGTTCAGAGAACCACGTCTACGTAGAGACAGGCATCTCTGACTTCGACGACATGTGCCTCGGACTGATGCAGGGTCACTTCACCCTGTTCAAGGCACAGACAGGTATCGGCAAGACAGAATTCATGCGTTACCTAGAGTATCGTATCCTGAAGAACTACCCTGATATCAAGATCGCAACGTGGCACATGGAAGAGACAAAGCTTCGGTCACTCTTGGGTCTGGTGTCATATGAGATAGGTGATAATGTAACACGTAAGGACTTGATCGAACAGAAACAGCTAGACGAAAAGGTAAAGGATGGTATCCGTGAGCTGACCAAGGATGAACGCCTGTTCCAATTCTTTTTGAATGATGAGGATGATCCCCTTGATCTGCTTACACACATCCGGTATCTGTCACAGGCTTGCGATGTGAACTACGTGTTCTTCGAACCTATCCAAGACATTGCAGCCAACATGGGTGCAGAAGAAAGCAAAGAACAATTCCTTGCTGACCTTGCTGTTCGCCTGTCTAAGCTGGCTGCTGAACTTGGTGTTGGTATTATAACGATTGGCCATACGAATGACGATGGTCAGGTAAAGTATTGCCGCATGATTGAGCAACGGGCATCCGTTGTGGTAGATCTGCAGCGTAACAAGATGGCAGAAGATGCAGATGAAAGGAACACAACCAAGCTTCTTGTCACAAAGAACCGTCCGGTTGGTCCTACAGGGTATGCTGGTCAACTAAAATTCAACACAGAAACTTTTACCTTGGAGGAAAAGTATGCTTTCATTTGATTGGATGGCCTTCACTGCCGCCACCATTTACTTCTTGGGTATCTACCTACACTACATACACATCCTTACGATCTTCCACCTGCTGGATCGCTACGAGGAACTGAGCTTTAAGAGAACAATACTACACAGCCTTGTCTGGCCTTGGACTGTTCTTATGTTCCTGTGGGCTGGGCTGTTTGGGGATGATGAGGAAGACGAATGACAACTGTCGCAATGGATATCGAAACGGATGACCTGAATGCCACCCGCATATGGGTCATCTGCACCGAGGATGTAGACACTGGTGACAAACAAGAGTTTACCAATGTTGACTCGGACCAACAACAGAAGGAACGGTTCATTGAGTATGTCAAAGGCATTGACAATTTTGTTTTTCATAACGGTCTTGGGTTCGATGTTGCGGTTATCAACCGTCTTGTCCAGCCCAACCTGATCAACCCTCAGTCTGTCATAGATACCTTGGTTGTGTCACGCCTAGTGGACTACACATTGGATGGCAAAGGACATAGCCTTGATGCTTGGGGACGTAGGCTTGGTGACCACAAGATCGGGTTCAAGGATTTCTCTGCACTCACCCAAGAGATGATTGTCTATTGCCATCAGGACGTTACGGTTACCGTTAAGCTTTACCGTAGGTTGAAGGCAGTAATCACTGACCCTGAGTGGCAAGATGCACTGCGGTGTGAGCATGACATTCAGATCCTGTGTGAAGAGATGACAGCCAATGGTTTCTACTTTGATCACCAGAAAGCAGCAGAACTTCTTACAGAGATCAAGGACCGCATGGCACAGCTAGAAGCTGGCTTCCAAGAGGACTTCCCACCGAAGCTGGAAGAGGTGCACCGTGTTATCTACCGCAAGAAAAAGGATGGTAGTGATTTCTCTACGGTCACCAAGGCAAGGGACAAATACTATCAGACAAAGGTTGACTGGTCTGTTCAACCACCTGAGCTAGTGTGCTATGACTGGGTAGAATTCAATCCTGGCTCACCCAAGCAGCGTATCGAACGCATGTGGGAAGCAGGCTGGGAGCCATACGAAAAGACGAAAGGACACATCGAGTATGAAAGAGAACAATCAAGAGGATCGTGGCGTTAAGTTTGCCCGCTATGGCTGGACCATGAGTGAGGCTAACCTTAACACCCTTCCCGATAGTGCACCTGCTGGTGCCAAACGTCTGGCCGAGTGGCTGACCATCGAAGGACGTAGGTCTAGCCTCGAAGAATGGCTTGGTCATGTTGGTGCTGACAGCCGTATCCATGGCAGGTTCACACACATCGGTGCATGGACAGGACGTATGGCACACTCTGCCCCTAACCAAGCGAACATTCCATCGGCCTTCCACGGCACACCTAAGACTGCTGTCGAAGAGGTTAAGGCTCGGTATGACGGAGACTTTCGTGCCCTATGGTGCACACCCGAGGGTAGCTGGCTGGTAGGCACTGACGCAGAAGGCATCCAGCTACGTGTGCTGGCCCACCTGATGCAGTCCGAAGAGTATGTCCACGCTATTGTGTCAGGAAAGAAAGAAGACGAAACGGATATCCATAACCTGAACCGCAAGGCACTCGGTATGTCACACATCACAAGAGACATGGCTAAGACTTTCATCTATGCATTCCTTCTTGGTGCTGGTAATGCAAAGATTGCACAGATACTCAAGGTGAATACTCGTGAGGCAGGGCAAGCTGTTGACAACTTCATGGAGTCCATCCAAGGTTTGTCAGAGCTAAAGAAGAAGATCATCCCTTATGTTGCCAAACGTGGTTGGTTCCGTGGTCTTGATGGACGTAAGGTCAAGGTTCCCTCTGAGCACAAGACACTGGCAGGTATGCTGCAGAACGGTGAGTCTGTCATCATGAAACATGCAGCCCTGCAGTGGACACGACAAGCAAAGGAACAAGGCTTTGACTTTAAGCTTGTCACATGGCCACACGATGAGTGGCAGACAGAAGTAGCTGGTGACTACAGCACAGCAGAACGTCTTGGTGATATCCAACGTCAATCAATTGTTGACACAGGGGTAAAATTCTGTATGCTCTGCCCGTTAGCTGGGTCAACAGACATCGGTAAGAACTGGAAGGATACCCATTGATTGGCCCCATCCTATTTGCAATTAGCCCTGTGATTTTTGTGTTGACACTTCAACTTATCACAGTTACTCTAGACAACTCAGCCAGTAAAGGAGATTGACATGGCTCAGAAGAAACAAACTAAATACGGTGTATTCGAAGGCGAACTGTTCTATGCTCGTGTGTTCGAAGACAACATGGATGACTCGGAATTCCACGAGAAAACCAATGGTCAATTCAATGTTGTGTTTGTCCCGAAGGACAGCGACGAGGTAAACCGTATGGTAGCCTTGGGCTTCCCCGAGGTGTCGATGGGCAACAAGATGATCAAGCCCTACGATGTTGCTGGTGGTCGTGCAGGTATGAAACTCAAGCGCCCCAATGTGCACCCCTCGGGTATCGAAGACTTCGGTGGTGCACCTGGCGTTACTCACGGCACCACCAACAAGAAGTGGGACTTCGTAGAGGATGGTGCACTTGGTAATGGCACCAAAGCAAAGGTAAAGATTTCGATCTACGGTGAAGGATCTACTGCCTCTGTCCGGCTTGAGAAGATCGGTGTCATTGAGCATGTGCCATTCGAAGAGATGGCTACTGCAGAAGACCGCTGGTAAAATCTTTCTGGGCATCCCTTCGACAGCCCGCTAGGGCGTGCTTGGGGGTGCCTACTCACACGATAGCTGCATAGTAGCAGCGTAAGGGATAACATGATCCAAGCAACATACATCGACCACATGGGCAGTGACCTGTCTGTAGTTAATGCAGCACGAGTTAGCTTTGGTAAGGAAAGCGAATGGGAGTGGGAAGAATGTGGAGTGAAGGCTTTCGGTAATGAGAGTTACCAACGATTGTCAGACAAAGACACCAAGCTGATCAAGTACCTAGCCAAGCACAAGCACCTGTCACCCTTTGGCCATGCCTTTGCATCATTCCACGTTAAGGCACCTATCTTTGTGGCACGTCAGCTAGTGAAGCATAAGTTCCTGCGTTGGAATGAGATCAGCCGCCGCTACGTAGATGATGAGCCTGAGTTCTATGTGCCTGACCAGTGGCGTGGGCGTAGTGCTGATAAGAAGCAGGGTAGCTCTAGTGAAGAGGTCTTCATAGCTGACATTACTCAATGTTGGGATGCTACCCATGAGTGGTATCTAGACTTACTGGACAAAGGCGTAGCCCCTGAACAAGCACGTATGGTACTGCCACAGTCCACCATGACTGAGTGGTACTGGAGTGGTAGCCTTGATGCCTTTGCTGCTATGTGTAAGCTACGCTGCGCCTCTGACACACAGTATGAGTCACGTATTGTAGCTGACCAGATCAGTGCTAAGATGGGTGAGTTATTCCCTGTGAGTTGGGATGCTTTGATGACCTATAGTTCATAAACTATAACTATGATTTATAGGTCATGGACTATGAAAGGAGAGAAGTGATGAACGCTGCAGAAATCATTATGACTGCAATGAAGACAAATGCAGGGTTTGAGTTTCTTGACGAGGTTGTTGTTGCTGCACTAAAGGATGCTCGTAACAATATCTTAGAGGAAAGAGAGCTACTAGATAGCATCAACAACAAGCTTACTCATGAAGAAGACGATTGGAACTCTGTTGTTCAGGATATCCATGCTTTCAATCGTGTAATCAAATACTTTGGGGGTTAATAATGGGCCACTGGCACTACCAACTAATGTGGCATGAGCCTAACACTCCGGATTTCGAAGACGATGGTTACTATGCTATCCACGAGTATTTCGAAAGGGAAGATGGAGACGGGTGGACAGAAAGCCCAGTAACCGTAGAAGGTTATAGTATTGAAGAAGTAAAGAAGGTGCTTATGCTAATGCTACATGACATAGATAAACATGGAGTGAAGGATTATGAACAGTAAAATAGGAACTATCGGAATACAGAGTGTCGAAGAGCATGAGGATGGTAGTGCTACCTACCAGCTACACATGGATGCACAGTCTCAGGCATTACTGATAGAAGAGGGTATCAAGTTTATCATGCACTGTGCTGCAGCTAAGGTAGACATTGCTGATGTGTATGACTGGATCTTGACACATATGTCAGAAGAAGAACCAGAAGCTAAACTACCAGAAGGTAGAAACCCACTGTCAGATGATTGGTTCCGTGAGAAAGCAGCAGCATTTAACTTTGATGAGTATGGGTTCTACGGTGAGAACAATGGGCCACTACCACCAACCGAGAAGATCAGAGAGATGAACGAACAAGAACGTCAACGGTCCAAAGAACGTGAGCAAGCAAACAAAAAGAAAGATGAATAATGAAACAGGTTTTAATTGATGGTGACCCCTTTGCCTACCGTGCAGCATTCTCTTGTGAAGACGAAAGCATTGATGATGCCATCGACAAGGTAGATGACCTACTGGATCAGGCCCTGCAGGAGGTTCTATGGGAGCCTACCGAAGAGGACTATCAAGTATTCCTGACAGGCAAAGGTAACTTCCGTTATGATATTGCTGTCACTCACGAATACAAAGGCAACCGTAAGGACGTAGACAAACCCCAACACCTACAAGAAATACGTAAGCACATGGAAGACAACTGGTCTGCCATTGTGTCAAAGGGTGAAGAGGCTGACGATCTGATTGGCATCTGGGCTACAGCCTACGGGTCTGATGCTATCGTTGTGTCAATCGACAAGGACATGTTGCAGATTCCTTGCACACATTACAATCCGAACAAGCGTGAATTCAAAACCATGACAGAGTTCGAGGGTTTGAAGTTCTTCTATACGCAAATCCTTACAGGTGACCGAGCAGACAACATCGTGGGTCTGTATGGTATTGGTCCTGCTAAAGCTTCTGTTCTTCTTGGTGATTGTGAAACCGAACAGGACTTATACGAAGCATGCCTTCGTGCATACGGTGGTGAAGAAGATCGTGTCATAGAGAACGCAAGGCTGCTCTGGCTGCGTCGGCATGAGGGTCAACTGTGGGAGCCGCCTAAATGCGTTTCCGTTCAGGACTAGAAAAACGAACAGCAGCATGGCTGAAGTTACGTAAGATAACATTCAAGTACGAAGAGGTGAGGATACCGTATGCTGTGTCAGAGGTCAGACACTACACACCTGACTTTCAGTTACCAAACGGTATCTTCATTGAGACAAAGGGTAGGTTTCTTCCCTCAGATAGAAAGAAACATTTACTTATCAAAGAGCAGTATCCAGATCTTGACATTCGATTTGTTTTCAGCAATCCTAATGCTAAGATCAGGAAGGGATCGAAGACATCCTATGCTGATTGGTGTGACAAACATGGCTTCCTGTATGCTCAGGAAATAATCCCAACAGAATGGATCAGGGAGAAAAAGAAATGATGACAATCCACAAGCACCTCGACGGGCCTTACGAAGATGTTGACACAGGGGAATGGTTTGCAGTGTTCCTTGCAGAAGTTGACAACGAAGTCTGTGAGATTGAGGTAGAGTTTGAAACATTTGATGATGCATACTTTGTCATCAAGTCTTTAAATGAAGCCCCTGGTCCCCTTGAGATTCACGGTAATGTTACGTATCACTAAGGTGTGTTGACAATGTTTGATTTAGAAAGTAAAATTGCAGCCCTCGTAGAAAATTATGGCCTTGCTCTATTGCTTGAGCAGAACGACATTTGTGAGAGTGTCGTAGTGGCTTTTCTATTGGATGAGGGATTGATTCAGTTAGATGATTACTTTAACTTGGACGCAGAACAACGATGGTGGAAGGAAGCCGAGGAATGATTAACGAATTCGACTTAGAAGCGTGGGAATACTACGATGAGGTATACAAGTTTAAGCCCATGAGCTTGAACGAATACCAGAAGCTGGCGGCAAAGACAGCTATCTATTCGACAGCCCATCAGGTTCTTTACCCTGCGCTGGGCCTTGCTGGTGAAGCTGGTGAGGTAGCCAACAAAGTAAAGAAGATGATCAGGGACAACAACTTTGATCGTGAAGGTGTTGCTGCAGAACTTGGTGATGTTCTCTGGTATGTTGCTGCTCTTGCTCGTGACCTGAACGTAGACCTTAACGATCTTGCAATGCAGAACCTAGAGAAACTTTATAGCCGAGCAGCACGAGGCACCATTCAAGGAAGCGGGGACAAACGATGAGCAACTACCTACCTACCGACTATCAAGCTTTCATTCACACCAGCCGTTATGCTCGGTGGCTGGAAGACGAAGGTCGTCGTGAAACTTGGGCTGAAACTGTAGGCCGTTACATCGGCAACTTGGTCGTAGATAAAGTTGACGCACAAACAGCAGATGCTATTGAGACTGCCATCTTGGACCTAGAGATCATGCCTTCGATGCGTGCCATGATGACTGCAGGCCCTGCCTTAGATCGTGACAACACGGCTGGCTACAACTGCAGCTACCTACCCGTAGATGACCCGAAGTCCTTCGATGAGGCTATGTTCATCCTGCTCTGTGGTACTGGTGTTGGTTTCAGTGTTGAACGTCAGTTCATCTCGAAGCTGCCAGAGGTACCACAACTCTTCGACAGTGAGACTACCATCGTGGTGAAGGACAGCAAGGAAGGCTGGGCTAAGGCTCTGCGTCAAGTGATTGCACTACTCTATAGTGGTGAGATCCCGAAGTGGGATGTGTCTAAGGTACGTCCTGCTGGCGCACGGTTGAAGACCTTTGGTGGTCGTGCCTCTGGTCCTGCCCCTCTGGTAGACCTGTTCAACTTCTTTGTCAAAGTATTCAAGGAAGCACAGGGCCGTAAGCTGTCGAGCATTGAGTGCCATGACCTGATGTGTAAGATCGGTGAGGTTGTCGTTGTTGGTGGTGTCCGACGCAGTGCAATGATCAGCCTTTCGAACCTGAGTGATGACCGTATGCGTCATGCTAAGAGTGGTGCATGGTGGGAGAACGATCCGCAACGTGCCTTGGCCAACAACTCTGTGTCATACACTGAGAAGCCTGATGCGTTGTCATTTATGCGTGAGTGGATGGCCCTGGTTGAATCTGGTTCTGGTGAACGTGGTATCTTCAACCGTCAAGCTTCCAAGAAACAAGCAGAGAAGAATGGTCGTCGTGATCCTAACTGGGAGTTTGGCACCAACCCCTGCAGTGAGATCATCCTTCGTCCGTATCAGTTCTGTAACCTGACAGAGGTTGTTGTTCGTGCTACAGATACTATCGAAACTCTGGAACGGAAGGTCCGTCTGGCAACAATTCTGGGTACTATCCAGTCCACCTACACCAAGTTCCCGTATCTGCGGAAGGTGTGGCAGAAGAACACCGAAGAGGAACGACTGCTTGGTGTGTCACTGACAGGCATCATGGACAATCCTTTGATGACCACTGCCAATGCAGGCTTGGAGAAAACCCTGGAGCACCTACGTAATGTCGCTGTTGCAACAAATGCTGAATGGGCTGATCGCCTTGGGATTCCTGCTAGTGCTGCTATTACGTGTGTTAAACCTTCAGGTACTGTATCGCAGCTTGTTGACTCTGCTTCTGGTATCCATGCTCGTCATAGCCCTTACTATATTCGTACAGTACGGGGTGACAACAAAGATCCCTTGACACAATTCATGAAGGATCAAGGCATTCCGAGTGAGCCTGACGTGTTCAAGCCAGAGCAGACCACTGTGTTCTCTTTCCCTATCAAGTCACCTGATGGTGCTGTTGTTACGGAAGATCTGTCAGCCATTGACCAGCTAAAGATGTGGCTTGCGTATCAACGTTTCTGGTGTGAACACAAACCGTCTGTCACCATAAACGTAAAGAAGAACGAGTGGTTCGAGGTAGGTGCATTTGTCTATGAACACTTTGACGAAATGTCTGGTGTTTCTTTCCTACCCTACAACGAACACACCTATCAGCAGGCACCCTACCAAGAGGTAGGCAAGTCTGAGTATGAAGAACTTCTAGCTCTGATGCCGAAAGCTATTGACTGGAGCAAACTTTCGGAGTATGAGAAGGAAGATACCACTAAGTCCAGCCAGACATTTGCTTGCTCTGGTGACTCTTGTGAGATCGTAGACCTAACCTAAAGGAGATTAACATGACTGGTATTGAAGTATTTACGGCATTCTTTGCGGTAGTTGGCATCTTGGAAACAATCGTCAACCCACTGCTAGGGCTGTAACCTCGGTGTCCTGAGCATGACGGTAAACTGCTCACCAAAAAAAACAGGAGACACTATGGCAAAGATTTACGGCTCGGTTTGGAAGCCTGAACCACGACCAAAGAAGACATCACAAGGTGCTAAACCTTCTCGTATCAAACGTAGCTCGATGAACAAGAGCAAGAAACGTTCATACAAACCAACACGAGGACAGGGCTAATGTGGGTCATAGTCACCAGAGATCAATGCAACTTTTGTGACACAGCTAAAGCTATGATGAAGGGTGCTGGTATCCCTTACGTCGAATACAATGTGCAATCCGGTAGCAGCAAGTGGGTTCTCACTCTGTTAAAGATGTCTGGGTTGACAACAGTACCACAAATCTTTAAGCCTGACGGTGAGCTTATTGGTGGTTACACAGAACTGAAGGAGCACTTCATTGAAACCAGTCCGCAAGAGTTTTAATCGTGCACTCTATCAAGCCTACGATGCCCCTGCCCGTGAGGCCCTTGTCAATCACCTGACAAAGAAGGGTCACGTTATTGTCAGTCAGAGTGAAGACTACTTTGCTGACGTTGTGTCACAGAAACATGGCTACACATACTTCAATGAAGCCGAGGTAAAGGTAGCATGGGATGGTGATTGGCCTACACACTGGGCAGACATTCGTATCCCTGAGAGAAAGCAAAGGCTCTTGGACAAGTATGAAGGTGTGAATGGTGTTTTAAATTTCTACGTTTTTAACCGTGACCTGTCATCTGCTTGGCGGATTAAGGACACACTCTTGAAACAAGAAAACCTCAGAGAGGCATACGGCAGAAACATTCGTCGAGGCGAAAAGTTCTTCCACATTCCTTACACTGAGGCTCAATTGATTGTATTGTGATGGATGATTTCCCAGACAAGCCCCGTCGGACACGACGTAAGACTAACTACAAAGGTGCAGACAAGAAGCCCACGTCAGGCTTAACACCACGAACAGCAAACCAAAAGGCTTTGATTGATGCTCTTAAAGAAAATTCTCAGGTATTTATCCTCGGGCCTGCGGGTACTGGCAAAACGTACGTTACTGCTACTTATGCTGCCGACCTCTACACGACGAAAGAAATTGATAAAATCGTCATCACAAGACCTCACGTTGCCGTAGGTAAAGACATTGGCTACCTGCCAGGAACCTTAGAAGAAAAGACTTACCCTTGGGCACTACCTGTTCTTGATGTTCTACAGAAGCACTTGGGTAAGGGTGCAGTAGAAACAGGGATCAAGAACGGTAACATTGAGATGGCACCTCTGGCCCTTATGCGAGGCCGTAGCTTTGACAACTCATTCATCATCGTTGACGAAACTCAGAACATCACCACCCACGAATTGAAGATGCTCTTGACAAGGGTTGGTGAAGGATCTACCATCGTTCTGAATGGTGATATCCAACAGTCAGACCTGAAAGAAGCAGATGGTTTGTCAAAGGTTATTCACCTCGCAAAGAAACACATGCTGCCTGTCCCCATCATTGAGTTTGGCTTAGAAGATATTGTTCGTTCTGATATCTGCGCACAGTGGGTCAAGGTTTTCTATAAGGAGAAGATATGAAATACTCTACCGAATACCAAGTTGGTGGTGACCATTACACCAGTCAAGAGATTCAACCCATTGACTACATCCTAGCTAATGAGTTGGACTTTTGTGAGGGTAATATAATCAAGTATGTCACACGTTGGCGATACAAGAATGGTGTCCAAGATTTGCGTAAAGCTCGTCATTACATTGACTTCTTGATTGAACATGCAGAAGGACAAGGAGAATGACAAAATGTTTACTGCATTAATCTTAGCTTGTAACTCTAGCTTTACCGAGTGTCAGACCTTTATGTATCCAGCTTTGTTTAACGACGAGAAGCTATGTGTCTATGCCCTACAGGGTGGCATCATGCAGGTAGAAGGTCAGGGTTTGTTTGTCAAAGATTACGTCTGTTACCAATGGAAAGAAGAAGTCTAGCTAAAGTAAAAGGCCCCAAGGTTTAATACCAAGGGGCCTTATTTTATTTCTTCTTAGCTGTCTTAGCTGCTTTCTTGAAAGCCTTGTCTGTGGGTGCACCCTTCGATCCTGGCTTCCTCATCTTCTCCCCACTGCCTTCTGCGATACGCTTACGCTTGGCGTGGATGTTTGCGTAAAGACCCTTGGCCATTACTTCTTCCTCTTCTTATGTTTAGCCTTACGTGCTACGTCTAGTGCAATAGCTACAGCTTGCTTCTGAGGTTTGCCAGCCTTCATCTCAGTCTTGATGTTCTGGCTTACGGTCTTCTTACTATAACCCTTTTTCAACGGCATGTCTAGCACCTCACCACTTCACCTTGTCAGCCCAGTAGGCTGCACTCATCTTGCCCTTCTTGATGTTCTCTGCATGACGAGCCTTAAATGCTTTCTGCCGTGCAGTAGGCTTCTTATCGCCTGTGACACCCTGTTGGCCAAACCGAATTGTCTTGATCTTGTCACCCTCTTTGGCAACAACCACATGAGATTTAGTCGGATGATTCGGTGTTCGTTTTGGTTTGTTGAAACCCTCAACACCAGCACGTTCTAGCCTTGGATCTTTCTTACTGGCCACGACCATCCTCCATCATTTCTCGGATAGCTTTAATGTTCTCGTCGATACGTGCATTAAGGATTGACAACTCTTTTGTTGTTTCTTCCAGCTTCTCTAAACGTATTTCATGACGAGCTATGTCTTTCATGTTTGTATCAACATTGCTATTTAGTGAGGATACATACCACACAAGAGCAAATGTTTGACAAACAATAGCAAAGATCAAAGTCAAAGGTACAGATTTAGACAGGTGCCACGATTCGTTCTTATCCACGGTAACGCCCCAGTGTTATTGTTTTTAGGAAACCCCTCCAGATTTCAGCAGGGGAAGGAAGCATCCACCCAAGAACCAGCAAAACGATTACCCACATCGGAATGTCTTGGTTGAGGATTTTAACAGACTCTACATTACCAGAAGGAGAGACTTGTGAGTTGTCTATGTTTACGTTCTCACCACTAACATCAGCACTATTGTCAATTACGGATTGGTTGTTTTCTTTACCTGCTTGAACATTGGCAGCTACGTTAGGGCCACCCCCACCACCAAGCAGTGACAAAGGGTTGAGGCAACCACTCAGGATAAAGATTAATGGTAGTGTTAAAGCTAACCGTTTCATTTCGCCACGAAGAACTCTTTGCCATGCACGATGGACTGGCCTGCCTTGACACCTTGCGCAGCAATAGCCTCTTGGATTTTCTGGGTATACAAGCCTGTGTCACCAGTCCCACCAGTCTGACCGATAGGCTGGATAGCCATTGGGATACGAGTTGACTTAGCGTAAAGTTCCTTGACCATCTCACGAGTAGGAAGAATTGAACCACGTTCAGCAGCCAAGGCTACAGCTTCATTCTTGTTGACAGAGATGTAGTTTCCGTTCTCATCTTTGGCGTAGTCAGGTGATGCATACACAGTCTGACCGTTCATATCACCAACAGGAACGTAGCCTTCTTTCTGTTCTGTGGTATACTCACGGAAAAGCTGGCTGTAGTCCTTGTAGTCTGCGCTATGGGCCATGCCTGAGCCATCGAAGGACTGCCACACTGTGTCTTGGTCTTTGACACCACCAATCATGCCTAGAACATTAGGGTCGGCAGTCGGTGTGGCTGTGCTTTGGTTTTGCATTAGATCGTCTGGTCTTGCTTGTGGCCTTACAGATTCAGCTAAACTGCTGTACAAGTTGAAATACTTTTTGCGATCTTCTAGGCCATTATATCCGCCGTTGATGATCTTAGTGATACGCCGTGTATCGCTAAAGTCTTGTACACGAGGCCTTACATTCTTTTTCCAGAACCACAGACTTACATCTGCTGCAAGGTTCTTGTCAGTAGCTACCTTTGTAGGATCAGCTAGAAGATCTACCCCAAGCTCTTTGCCTGCGGCTTCGTAGTTTGCCCGACCTGTAAGCTGAATAAAACCACGACCCTTAAAACGTTTGCCATCACCTTCTTGGGTATTACCCAAGTCTTTACGGTTCTCATAGGCAGCACCCGACGCATATTCTTCTGCAGTCTTAAAGCTGGCTGATTCATGGGCAAGCTGTGCCATATAAGCGTTAAGCTCATCACCTTCCAGTCCATTAGCTACAGCATGGTTGTAGGCAAAGGCTAGGTTTTCCTTCTGCACATCATTCAAAGGACGATCACTTGAGTCACGTAAGAATGTTTTTGGAATGCCAGTAAGGTCTGCTGTTACTACCATTCTTTCAGGTTGAGTTGGGTCTACTTGGTCAGACGGGGTTTGCATTTCGGGAAGATTTGGCATCGTAGGAGCAGCACCAGAGGCAGCAGGAGCTTGAGGTGCTTGGTCTAGTATACCAAAGTTAAGTGCACTAGGTGCCGTTGTCATGGCCTGTGGGGCCTCAATAGGCTGGACAGGCTCTGGTCTTGCTTGTGGACGGACAGACTCAGCAGGTGCTTCCGGTCTTGGCTGTGGGCGTAATGACGTTTCTGGTGCAGACGTAGCAGGTCTTGCTCCGAATGGTGTAGTCCGAGACTGAGTGATGCCTAGTGATTCACGAATAGCACCGATAGTAGCTGCATCCTGACGAGCCAGGGCTTCCATGATGTCAGCAAAACTCTGACGTTCTTGTTCTACTACAGGTTGGTCCTGTTGTGGTTGTTGTTCCTGAACGGGTTGCCCATTTCGAATGACAACTTTGGAACGATCACCGAACATGCCTGCCATATCACCGGACCTTCTGTTCAATATCACCATCACGGTTGATGAAATACTCACCAACATCGAGAGAAGCAAAAAGCTTTTCATCAACGTCTGTTTCATCTGACCACACAATCTGCCACGGGTTCTTCAGAGTTCCAATCTCTGGAGTCTGCGTAGGTTGTTGAGTTTCTTGGATCATCATCTGGTCAAACTTAGTGGTATCTGCACCAAGACGACGCAGATTGTCCGAGTAGAATTTCAAGCCTTGTGTCTGACGTTGGATCTGGCTGTATTGTTGGTAGGCTAAGTTAAGCTTCAAGCCTGCAGCTTCTACCTGACCACGATCAAAGGCAGACATACGGCGACCACGATCAGCAATCATTGCAGTAACATCACCACCATAGTGCTTCGAGGCAAAGATACGAACGGTAGCCTTTTCTTTGTCATCAAGAGCAAAGACACTGCCTTGGTTTGCATCAAGGTCAAACTCTACCTTACCAATACCAGCAATCTTGAAGGCACTATCAGCAAGGGTACCACTCATAGCTGTTACTTCAATGTTTGCCTGAGCACGTAGAGCATCAGCCATACGAGCCTTAGCTAAGCTGACACCATTCGGATCGAACTTCTCGGCCTCTTTCAGTTTGACAAAGACTTCATCGGTGAACAGATTACCAAGCTTACCTTTACCAACAAGAACATTGGACGTTGCAATGGCTACGGTGCTTTGACCAATACCAGCAAGGAAGTTGTCACGTTGCTCAGGCTTAACCATGTCCTCAGGTTTGACAAGGTTTGCTCGTGTGTTGCCAAAGTTAATAACATCACGACGTTTCACATCACCAAACTGCAGACCCTTTTCGATCTCATTAGTATCGTGAAGACTATCCCTTTGGATAGCTACATCAGCAGGAGGAAGCTTGGTGACAGAGATGGTTCCATCAGGTGCCGTAGTGCTTTCGGCCTGTGTGACAGCCTCTTCGAATACACTAAAGTCTAGCTCAGTGTATACGGTTTCTTCTGCGGTAAGGCCTTCCAGAGATTTCTGAACGGTTGAGTATTGGCTGGCAATATAAGCAGACCAGTCAGCTTTAGGATCAAGCAAAGCTTTAGCCAGAAGAGGATCTGTCTTTGCCATCTCTTTGGCTTGTTTCTGCAGTGCACCCCAGATCGGTTCCATAATCTCAAGGTTAGTCCGGTTCATCATGTCTTGGTCGTAGTTCTCTACGGTAGTCAGAAGCTGATCCAAGGTGTCGATCTGCGATTGGACACCCTGCCATTGTTCTGCTGTCACATACGAAGGCTTAGTGTAAGTAGCCTTAATGCGTGTCAGTTCAGAACGAAGACGAACAAGGGACTCAGGAGAAATGTTACCACCCTGCTGTTCAACTGCAAGGCCAGCAAAAGCAAGCTGACGAACCTTTGTCAGAGCAGTGTTGAGTTGTGGTTTAAGATCATTCTCAAAGTCTACCTTGGCACCAGAAGCAGCAGAAGTGATTGCCACCTCGTTAGCCATCAGGGTCTGTGCCTCACCCATAGCAAGGCGAAGGACATCATCAGGGTTGTAAGGCTTACCTTCAGCTTTAAGATCACGTTCTGCCTTGAACATCAGGCCAGGGTTATCCTGCATGAACTTAACAGTAGCGTCTGCGGCTTCCTGCTGTGGGTTGTAGTTCAAGTAAGAAATATCAACACCATTCTTCAACTGGACAAGCTCACTGACAGATGCGTCAATCTTACCACCAGCATTAGTGTATGCTGTCAGTGCAGAGTTGATACCTGTACGAACCTCAAGAGGGCTTTTACCTTTCAGGTTATCAAGAGACTGTGATAACTGGCCATATAGCTGTCGGTTGATAGAACCTTCGGACTGCTTAGAGGCTCGTGCTTGGGCGTTCATGACACCAAAGACACCACGACCAAGATCGGATAGACCTTGTGCAGCTACAGCAAGCCCAGTGGTGCTCGGCATGGTTACGGGTTGCTCGAAGGAAGAACCCTCGTCACCGATATCTACAGCAAATCCAGCCATATCTATTCCTTATTGAATTTGTTGTTGAAGAAGTTGTGCCTCAGGCCCAAGGTCCAGACGAAGAGCATTACGCATAATCTCGGGGATTGACCCAGCGTTTACGATATTCTTCTGCAGGGAAAGTTTAAGCTCATTCGAGAAGCGAGACGACCAGATGGTGTCGTTGATTTCTTCCCAAAGCTTAGTTCCCCTAATCATATCATCTTCGTCACCATTTGTCAATAGATCAATGGCAAGACGAGCCTTCTCGTTGATACGACCACGGAAGTCACGGAACTCTTGGTTCTCTTTGAAGACCATTTCTTGGTAGTCGTAGTAGTTCTGAACGGGTGCAGGAGTTGCACCAAACAGAACAGAGGCTGCTGCTTGTGGTGGTAGACCCTGAACGGCCATCTTGTGTGTCCGACTACGATAGTTACCTGTCTCAATCAACTCTGCAATCTTGTAGGCTTTGTCTACGGTTGACAAGTTACGGACAAGCTGTGTCAAGTCATCACGGACAAACTCAGTGCTGCCACCGAACATGGCCTTGAAGGCGTTCATAGCTGTGGCTACCATACCACCACCAATCTCACCTGACGGACCAAGAAGAACAGTCATGAACTCATCACTGAATAGCTTCTTGTATGTGTCAAAGATCTGATCGGTAGGTGCCACACGAGTAGCGTAGGCAGTCTCAACACCAAGAACATTCGACAGGATTGCATCCAAGGCACCATACTTGACACGGTTGTAAGCAATTACTGCGTCTTCACTGTCAGGGTCAAGACCTAGCTGTTCCACAAAGTAACCAGCCATAGAGCCAGCACCAAGACCAGTCAAACCATAGAGTGGCCCCATGGCCAGTGCCATACGGAAACGTTCTGCCTTCGTAAAGTTACGACCAACAACAATGTTTTCCAAAGCACGGAACGAGAAGGTCAACCACTGAGTAGGCACACGCATAGGGCCACTCTGGATCATGCTGCGTGATTGTGTTGTCATACGGAAGGTAAGGTCTTGCTCACGGTTGGTGATCCAACGCTTGCCTTCGGGTGACAAAGGATTGATGTTGGGGAACTTAGCACGGTGCTCTAGGAAGGCAGTGCTGATGCCAGCCATACGGGTTACACGGTCGCCTTCCTTAAAGAACAGCGTCGAGGTATCCAAGAAGCTGCCGACACCCTGACGAGCCTTACCGATAAGAGTGCTAGAGTCACCAAACTTTTGTGGTGCCTGCAATTCGATAACCTGGTTGTCAACAATATTACGACCACTCTCGTCGATGTAACGGACAAGCAGCGTCAGGTCTTCCTCAGAGATGGGAGCTACCTTAGCAAGACGTTGAATGGCAAGCTTACGGGCTGCAGGGTTCTTCAAGTTTGCAATCACCATCAGAGGTGTTGACAAACCGAGGCCCTTTGTCCCAGCCACAGGCGAGATAGCTGCAATGGTCAGCGAGTGCAAACCCTGCAGAATAAACTGGTCAGGGTTAAAGAAACCAAACTTCGAGTAGAAGCCTACCTTCAGCAACTCACCAGATGCATCGGCTGCACCAAAGTCAACCTTCTTGCCAGTCTTCTCGAAGACAAACTCGGTGACACCATTGGTGAAGCTTTCCCACCGTTCACTCATCCATGTTGGTTGGTTAAGCCGACGTTTAATTACATCTTGCTGTTCCCGAAGCTGGGCTGCTACGTCATTAAACTTACCAGACTTGGATACCTTACCATTCAGGAACAGGTTCAGGTAGTCATTGCTTGGGATGCCTGCAGGGAAATCAACAACACCAGATTTCTGTGCTAGTTTTACCCAGCCTACGATAGCATTCTGCGATGCTGCACGGTTAGCATAACCAAACACCTCAGAACCAAACTGATCTGCAATGTTGCTGATGGGGCTGGCATTGGTTGCCATCTTGCCACCGAACTCCATTGGTGGTGTGTCACCCCTACGCATGTTCAGGCGAGTGCCTACAACCTCACCAAAGCTGGAGCCTACTGCCGCAGGGTCTTCGCCTGCCTCACGCAGTGACACCTTCTCATCACGAGCCTTGCCAACAAACTCTTCCTTGAATGACAAACGATACTTAGCAGAGAACTTCTGCAAGTCTTCAAGGTCAGTGATGTGTTTGTTCCACGAGTTGTTTGCTCGGATCAAATCACCAAGCTCATCGTAGTCAGCCTTACTTAGGGTCAAGTCACCAATATCGTCAACAGCAAAGGCTTCCATGTATTCCTTTACTTTACGACCAATGGCGTTAAGTTCACGTACTGCAGTCTCTGCCTGTTCCTTACCAAAGGAACCCAAGGCAGTCTTGAAGCCAGCCGAGATGCGGTTACCAGAAGCAAGTGTCTGTTCTTTGGTAGCACCAACAAACCAACGGAACTCAGAGTTAGTACGAGGACCACCAACGTTGTAAGGCATAACGTCTACACGTTCCAACACACGGGTTCTCTTTACGCCAGTGACGTACAGGTGGTCCACATAGGTGTTAGGAACCTTGAATACGATCTGGTCTTCGTTTAGCTGATCCTTACGTAGGCTCTTGTTCGACTT